CAAATATCACGCTCAAGGTAGGGGGCGGCACGAACTATAGAAAGGTCCACATCGCCGAAAAGCAAAGCGTCAACATCAGCTAACACATCGCCGCGAAACTTACCATACTGAAAATGGACATACTGCATGAACTCGCCATCAGTTGCCGATGCGGCGGCTCCCATGAACTCAAGAAGTGAGGAACGAGATCCGAGCCAGCGGATCATTTCTCGAGTTGAATAGGAGACCAGCCGCAAATCTAACTTATGAACAGAAACCTCACACATAAGAAACCTGCGTAAGAACTGTTCCATTAGTGGCTTGTAATGGCGGAACTCATAAGCATAGGATAAAGCTTTACCGGCCATGTATTCATTGTCAGTGGCATGTCCGGTGTTGGCACGGCCGTTAAACCGCCCCAACGCCTTACCTAGCTTAGGGATCATGAGATGCCCGTGTACGGTAGGCATGAACCTTCTCGACAGAAACTCACACTGGACCAAAGCCTCGCGAACGAAAACTTTGGCTTTCATGCAAGCAAGCCTGGCGAAATGTTCATAATCGCGACGTGCGCGTTTGGGTATCACACCGTTCGTGATTCTTGCCAGCATGTCGTCTCCGAGCACGACAGCTTTTAGACGAACGGCAAAGCGAAAAGCCCAAGCGGCTAAAATGACGCTATTCCAGATACAGTTGCGAAAGGTTGTGGAAGTAGAACCAGACGGAAGTTGAAACTTCAGCCTAGCCTTCACACCCTGCCTTCGCGATTGAGCTGAGTAATACGTAGCATTGAGAATGCACTTGGCCAGCCAAGTGGGCATCCCCAACCTAATAGCCCAATCATGCTCTATCACGGCTACATCAGCGACTTGCATCTTGTCATTTGAAGAGAAATCGGCCTCAATAAAAGGCCCATCCCCCTCCAAATCACTTACAAATGCCTGTGGTGTGTCACCATATGCATAACGGACACTAACCCGAGGGTTAGTATCAGCGTTAGTTGCGGCGCAGGAAACCAATCGCTTAGTACAAGCAGAAATCAGGGGCCCTGAAATTGCGTTGTGTAGGTCGGTGGAAGCGTTAACTATCCTACCGGCCCACTCTGGGTCATGACGCTTCATGAGAAGTTCGACCTTCTCAAAAACATCCTTTGACGCAAATTCGTCCTGCCTGTAGTTAGCAAAGCGATTGATTGACGCATTCAGACGGTTGCGCTTCTGAATGGAAAACTGCAATACCCAATCATCATATAATTCTTTGGTCCATTCCAGTTGGCTGAGAGGCTTGGGGATGAGTTGCCTCATCAATTTACGAGAAGCCTTTATAATTGACTTGTCAGCCGTGGCCGTTGTGCTAAAATTGCACCGCTTATTAAAGGCCGATAGGAATGAAGTGAACGAACCGTCGGTTAAAACCGGGTGATTGTCCTCGAACAGTGGCCCCAGTATATCGGGGCGTTGGTGCCTTGGCAAGGCCCTAAGTTCATCACGATGGTGTCGTTGTTGTCCATTTATATCAAGTGGTACTTGTGGTCGCAACACATACGCCTGTTGTGTTTTAAGGCGTCTATCTCCGTACCGCCACGGCCTACCAGAACCGCGGTATAGGTAGCCGCTGGCTGGACTGGCCATGGCGGTGGGTTGGTTTGGGTTTGGGTTTGGGTTTGGGTTTGGGTTTTGATCAGGG